CCCAATACTCAAGAACCTCGTAGCGGTCTGGGCTTTCAGAGTTATTGCTTTCATCAAGCGCATCTTCCCAATACTCACGCTGGTACTGTGGGCCGAACTCAATAGCCAGTTCGATGCTCTCATCACGGAAGTGTGGGCGGCGTTTAAGGCTGCGAAGTTGGGTGCGGTTAAGACGGTGGCGCTGTACAGTAAACTCAGCTTCAGCCATGTTTCGAGCGTCTGGATCGGGGTACAGATCCCAGATAGACACATACTCAACTTTGGGAATAGTTTCAAACAAAGGATCATAATTGCCTTCATCATCCCAGCGTGGATATTCTTTATCGAAAGCAAATGGACCCTTTAAGATGCCTGTACCAAACAAGCATGTCTCAAAGGCTACAGACCGCAGATGCTTAGAGGCGTTGGTTTCATCCAACTGATCGTGCATCTTGCGTTCCATGCTCTGCGCAGCAAGTTTTGCAGGCTCAAAGTAGATAGCAGAAGGTGAATCCCCTGTACCCATCTCTAATTCATCGGCAATAGGCTCTAATTTGTCCTTATATGGCCCCAAATCCCGCTCAATGTCGGGACGGGCGATGGGACGCTTAGGAGTGTACTGTACACCGGCCATTTCCTCTACTTTTTCAGAAGTAATGGCATTTGGGTCGTAATTAACCGCACCAGCAACATTAGAGGGGTACTTACGGCTTTCAATACCCACTGGAAACTTAGAACCGGCGAATAATACGTCTACAACTTGCGCATATGCAGCCAAAACCTTAGTTTTAGTTATTTTAACAAAGGCTTTAGACTTTTCTGTGTCAGTAAACTGCACTTCGGGGCCATAAAGGCCACGGTAGTTGCGGTATGACATCAACCAACGCTCTTCATCGGACAAACGATGGTCTTTTGACCTACGAAACTGGCCTTCAATGAACGAAGCAACGCCAGAATAGTCTAAATTCTCTTGTTCTACGTCCCCGTCCTCTTCTAAAACAATAACTTGTTCCGCTTCAGTCTGATCTTCGGGTGTAGAACCGTTAGGTTTATCCATTAATGCCATGCTTTAGTATCCAAATCTTGAATCTGAGGGGGTGTAGCGTTGAATTGGGACGCCTCGCCCCATATCGAATGGTGAGAAGGCCTTTGGGCGGCTCATAATCCCGTAACGGACGCTGTCGTATGCGTGATCGGTGGCATACCGTGGGTCTATATCGTCGGAACCTTTGGGGTCAGAAGGTATTACAGGTAGATCTGCGATAATCTGGCGGCAGGTGTTAAAGAATACGATGCCTGCAGTCTCTGTTTCTTCATTAACCTTGAGAACTTCGTGGAACCGGTTCTTACCAGCAACCCTTGCACCTGCAGAACGATCACTAGGACGCCATCTGCAGCCCATTGAGATCATTTCCTCGGCTATGCTTGGGCCAATCTGCCCCCGGTTATGCCAGCATGAGCTATCCAGAACCCCGTAGTGGATGCTTTCGCCACGCTCTGCTTCCATAACTGCACGGCCAAGGTCTTTGCCGGTATGCTTGGACACATACAACTCCCGGTAAACGTACAAAGTCTCGTAACTAGGGTCGATGGCAAACCAGTGTACCGCAGAATAAGAACTATACCCGTAGTCACATGACCTAAACCTGCGCCAATCATCCGGTATATCGAAGGGTTCACACACATGCGTGGACTGTTTAAACTCTGGGAAGGCTGCACCATCTGCTACAGCCCAATCACCCTCTAGCAACTGTCTACGTTGCATCTCAGGCAGGGCTAGTAGGTTAGCCTCATACTGCCCGTCCTGCATCAGATAAGGGTTATCTCTCAGGGATGCAGGAATAAAGCGGCGGTAGAAAAGAGGTTCGCCCTCTTTATCGTGGCCTACAGGGAAAACCATTGGCTCTCCGCTGTCTAGATCCGTTGCAACAAACCTCTTATTGGCAGGTGCAGGGTCTACAAACATCTGTTTAACCCAGCCATGTCCCCTACCACCGGGGTTAGTTGTGGCTCTTTGAAACAGAGGTAGCTCTGGATCGGTAGTACGAAGCCGTGAGCGCATATAGTTCCATGCAAACGGTGTGGCGTACTGTGTAAGCTCGTCAAAGGCTATGTAGCTAAACGCTAGACCCTGATACCGCAGAACATCTTCATCCCGCTCTAGGTAGGTCATCCACAGTTTCGCACCGCTAGGGAATACCCACTGAGACTTCTTCTCTTGCCACTTAGCGCCCGGATAAATCTTCGGGTACATCTCTTGTGACTTCCAGATCAATTCCCGCAATTCATCGTTAGTACGGCGCAGGATTATCCCATTGAAATTCTTGTTGTGGAAGTACCGCATAGGGTCTGCAAGTAGGCCGTAGGATTTGCCTCCACCGGCGCTTCCGCCATATAGTACTTCACGCTCAGAGGCCGCTAGGAAGTCCGTCTGTGGACCGGGGTTGGGCTGGAATACAACCTCACGCTCTTGGGTTTCCTGCGTGATAACACCGAAGTCCAAAGTCTCAGAAATGCTTTGGTATTCTTCTTCTGCTTCCTCGGTGGCCCCAAACTTATCAGCTAGACGGTTTTCCATCATAGTCTTGATACGCTTGCTGTCTGAAATCTTACGTCTCAGACGGGCTTCTTCTTTTTCAGCAGCGGTATTAGGCTTGGGCTTCTTACGGTGTGCCTTTTTAAGCTCTTTAACCCGCTTACTGTTGGGCCGGTGTAGCTTCCAGATATTACTGATACCCTGACCAGAAATACTGCGACCTACTTTGTTAGAAAGCCATTCTGCAACCTTGCGGGTGCTGTAGCCTTCGTCCAGATGATCCATAGCCTGTTCTACAAGAGGTACGACATCTGGATCTGGTATTAGTTGTAAAGAACCCTCTTCTACAGGCTTGTATGCATAAGGCAGACGCTGCGTAGGGTTCTTTCTAGTTTTGTTTATCCACATCGTCGGCTTTTGGCGGTAGAATAAACATGCCACCACCATTGTTGGTGACCTCTACCTTCTCCCGTTTAACTAGACCTGTACGATCCAATACCTCACGGGCAGCGTTGATAGCGTTTCGTGCGCCCAGCGCCGTGGGGTCATCCAGAACACCCAGCAACCCGTGGGCAGCTTTAGGGGCGTTCATAGCAAGCATCATAGATGCCTGTTCAATAATCTCTTCTTTAAGCGGTCCAGTGACTTCAGAAACCCCTGTACCTTTGGAGTAACCTGCAACATCCATAGCTTTACGGACATTACCACGGCACTCTCCCATAAGGGCTTCAAGAAATGCAGACTGTTTTTCAGTATATTTTTTAGGGGCATCGGTCATGGGTTTCTCATTTTAAAGAATAGGTAGCCAACAAGGGCAGAAATAATTATCCAGAACACTCGCTCTGCAAATCGGATGGTTTGGCCGTTAACGCCTTGCACCTTCTCTAACTTCTCAAGACGCTCAATGTTCCGTGTCTGCGCCTTGTCGTAAGAGTCCATGCGCTTAAACAAAGACACCATTCGCTCTTCCATACGGGCTAAGGCTACTATTGCCTCACCCATTTCATCTAACTTCTTTTCGATGCGTTCTAAACGAGCATCGGTCATTTGCGTTTGGCCTTCTTAGTAGCCATACCGCCTTTGTTCATCTTACCGGCTTTAAGATCCTTGTAGGTCTTATCACTGATTGTGCTTTTACCCTTAGACCGGGACGTACCCGCCTTCTTACGGGCATTCATGTTTTTTAGCAGAGACATCGGATTACCATTTCTTACAGGACCAATATCTGGCCGTTAGTTTAGATGTTGCAGTGTCGCACTTGTGTCTTGCTCGAAAAGACTTACGGGCTGCAGGGTTATCCTTACGGATCTCCATGTTAGGATCTCCAAAGGTGATATACTTAACGCTGTCGCCCTCTACCGCCAGAACCTCGAACTTCTTGGGTCCACCACGGCGGGGCTTGTTTACCGCAGTAAAGCCATGACGCTTCTTAGCGGCTGCAATCTTTTCAGATTTAGTCTTACCTGCCATGTGGCCTCACATCTTATAAACGTAAAAAAGGTAGGCAGCGCCGATAGCAGAACCAATTAGAACAACCACAAAACCAAAGATGGTTATAGCTTCAATAAGCTCTTCCCGATCCTTCAGGCGTTGTCTCTCTGCTTCTTTACGGGCCTTACGAGCTTGGGCCTGATACTCTACCCAAGAGTCATATAATCCCGGTCTTCCGTAGAGCCGCATGTGGGACTCAAGCTGGCGGCGTTGCTCTTTGATCTTGTCGAGGGCTAAGAAGCTCTCAAAATCGTCAGTGTCCTTACCCAGAACCTTATTGAAGATAGACTTCTTATCGCCTTCAGCCTTGTCCTTAATTTTATCTTCTGCAGACAGAAAATCACTTATAGACTTCCCGCACTGCGCTAGTTCTCTACCATTTTGTACTGCGGATTTAATTACACCGAAGGCG